AGTTTATGATGTGTTAGATGACAGTTGTATAATAAACGCTTGGGTAAGTTGGGGCAAAACATTTACTGCGTTAGCAATCGCAAGTAAACTTAAACAGAAAACATTAGTAGTAGTTCATACTTTAGCTCTACTAAAACAATGGGAAACAGAAGTACAAAAAGTATTTGGAATACAAGCTGGAATTATTGGTAGTGGAAAATTTAATATTGATAGTCCTATCGTAATCGGAAGTGTTCAGTCTTTATACCGTAGGATTGGTGCTATTTCTGATAAATTTGGAACACTAATACTTGATGAAATGCATCATGTAAGTAGTCCAACTTTTGCAAGAATAGTAGACAAAAATAAAGCTAGATATAAGATTGGCCTATCAGGAACAATAGAAAGAAAAGATGGTAAGCATGTAGTGTTTAGAGATTACTTTGGACAAACAGTACATAAACCACCAAAAGAGAATTATATGACACCTAGTATAGATGTGATATATTCTGACGTAAGATTTATGGATGGACAGAACATTCCGTGGGCTAATAAAGTAACACACTTAGCTTATCAAGAGGAATATATACATTCTGTCTCTATGATAGCTAGCAGTTACGCAGCTAGAGGTCACAAAGTTTTAGTTGTCTCTGATAGAGTAGAGTTTCTAAAAACTTGTGCTAGACTAAGTGGTGATGAAGCAATTTGTATAACAGGAGATATACCCCACAATGAAAGACCTGCCATGATGAAACAAATATGGAAAGATAAAGATATTTTGTATGGAACTCAGTCTATCTTTTCTGAAGGTATTTCACTAGATTGCTTAAGCTGTTTAGTTCTTGGAACTCCAGTTAACAATGAGCCTTTACTCACTCAGTTAATTGGTAGAATAATAAGAGTACAAAAAGATAAAAAACAGCCTGTTGTTGTAGATATTAACCTACAAGGGAAAACAGCAAGACGACAAGCTAACAATAGGAAAGGATATTACATGAAGCAAGGCTACGAGGTAAACCACCTATGAAAAAATACTTCTTGACAACAGGTGAAATTTTTAGTATAATATATGATACGATATAATTGGAATAAAATACTCAAAGAAAGTAAGAATAAGGTATCAGACATCTTATTGGTAACATGGTATATAACCTATAATTATCCACCTACAAGTAAGAGAGATAGATTATTCAAGTTTTATGGAAAGGATTACACAGGAGATAGTTTTCTAGTAAATCCTGAAGCCATATACAAATATCGAAAGACTGCATCAGATTCGGAATGGGCAGCATATATTGGAGTAGCTTCTTTTAGAAGTTATAATGAGTATATAATAAATAATAAATTAACAATTGAGGTAGAACGAGTACCGAAACGACTTCAGCCTATAATAAAAAAGAACAGACTACTTAAAATTGAAGATGGACATATTCATTTTCGTTATGAGAAGTCACAAACGGAGAAAAAATAAAATGGCATTAAAATTTGCACAATTAGAAGGGAAGGCTAAGAAGTCTTCCATAAATCAATATCAATATCAAGATGGAGACAATGTTGTCAGAATGGTAGGTGACATACTTCCAAGATATGTATATTGGATAAAAGGTGAGAACGCAAAAAATATTCCTATGGAATGTTTATCCTTCAATCGTTCTACAGAAACCTTTGATAACAAAGAGAAGGATTATGTAAAAGAGTACTACCCCGAAATGAAATGTGGGTGGTCTTATGCAATACAATGTATTGACCCAAAAGATGGACAAGTTAAAGTTCTAAATCTAAAGAAGAAGTTGCTTGAGCAAATCATGTTAGCAGCTGAAGACTTAGGTGATCCTACTGACGCTGAAACTGGTTGGGACGTTCACTTTAAAAGAGTTAAAACTGGTCCAATGGCATTTAATGTCGAGTATCAATTACAAGTACTTAGATGCAAAACTAGAGCATTAACAGACGAAGAAAAAGGTAAAATCGAAGACCTCAAGTCAATGGACGAAGTTCTTCCTAGACCAAGTGCTGATGCTCAAAAAGAATTGCTAGACAGAGTTAGAGCAGGCTCAAGCGACGCCCCTGCCGATGTCGAAGCAGAGTTTAAAACTGAAAGCGAAGGAGAGTGGTAATGGTTGGAGTTGGCGAAAGGTTCCCTGATGGGTTCCTGCTTAATGGGGTAGATAAAAATAATACTATGGTTACATTTGATAGCGATAGTCTTTATGGCGATTGGTCAGTAATATATTTTTACCCAAAAGACTTCACCTTTATATGCCCTACAGAGATAGCGGCATTTGATAAATTAGTTCCTCACTGTAACGTAGTTGGTATCAGTGGTGACAATGAATTTTGTAAATTAGCTTGGAAACAAGATAATAAACTTATACAAAATATTCAGCATACTCTCGTAGCAGATTGTGGTTTAGTATTATCAGATGAACTAGATATAGTTAATAGAGATGAAGGAGTCTGTTATAGGGCTACTTACATACTTGATGATGATGCTATGATACAGCACATATCTGTTAATGCATTAGACACAGGAAGAAATGCAGAAGAAATCTTACGAACATTACAGGCACTTAAAGCTGGTGGACTTACTGGCTGTGACTGGCAACCTGGAGACGACTTCGTAGCATGATCCTATTTACAGCAGATTGGCACTTGAAGCTTGGGCAGAAAAATGTGCCTGTAGAATGGGCTCGTAATAGATATTATGAGTTTTTTAATCAAGTCAAAGAACTTGAAAGTCAAGTCGATTTGCATATCATTGGGGGAGACTTATTTGATAGACTCCCTTCAATGCCAGAGTTAGAGTTATACTTTGACTTTATAAGTGGAGTACAAGTTCCAACAATAATCTTTGATGGAAACCATGAAGCAACTAGAAAGAATAAAACATTCTTTACACAGTTAAAAAATGCAAGTACGAAACTTAATCCTCTTGTAGAAATAGTGGATTACACAGACAAAAGGGATAATTTTAGTATTCTTCCCTATTGTGACTTACATAAAAACTGGAAGCCTATTGTCGATTTAGACATTAGAAAGCCACTATTTACACATGTAAGAGGTTCAATACCACCCCACGTGACTCCAGAGATAGACTTGGCAAGGTTATCTCAGTTTCCTGTAGTATTTGCAGGAGACTTACATAGTCACTCTAATACACAGTTAAATATAGTATACCCGGGCAGTCCTATGAGTACACAATTTCATAGAACTGAAGTTAAAACTGGGTACTTACTCATCGACGACGATTGGAGTTGGGAATGGAAAGAATTTAACTTGCCACAACTGATTAGGAAGACGGTGACAGACCCAGTAGACATGATCCCAACTACTTATAACCATACGATCTATGAGCTCGAAGGCGATGTCGCCGATCTTTCTGGTGTTAAAAATTCAGAACTGCTTGATAAAAAAGTAGTAAAAAGAAAAACAGAGGCTACTCTTTTATTAGATAATGATATGTCTATAGAAGAAGAGCTAGCAGAATATCTTAGTTATATTCTGGAGTTAAAGGAAGGAACAGTAAAACAAATAATAGGAATTTTTCATGATTATTCTAAAGAAGCTGAAGTGGGATAACTGTTTTAGCTATGGTAAAGAAAACAGCCTTGACCTTGATAATAGTACTCTCACTCAACTGGTGGGTACCAATGGTACAGGTAAGTCTTCCCTACCACTTATTATCGAAGAAGTACTCTACAACAAAAATAGTAAAGGAATAAAGAAAGCTGATATTCAGAATCGTTTTCAAAACGCTGGATATAGTATAAACTTGACCTTTTCTGTTGATGATAAAGAGTATGAAATTGATGTAAATAGAAGTAGAGGAAGTATAAAAGTAAAGTTATATGAAGATGGCGACGATATTAGTAGCCATACTGCAACGAATACGTATAAAACAGTACAAGAAATCTTAGGACTCGATTTTAAAACATTCACGCAGTTAGTATATCAAAACACAAATGCATCTTTGCAGTTTTTGACTGCGACTGATGCAAACAGAAAAAAGTTTCTAATCGAATTACTAAATTTAGAAGATTATGTGCAATACTATGATGTATTTCGTGAGCTTTCCCGACAATTAGGGCAGGAGATATCTGCGCTGGACGGAAAAGAAAAAACTATTGTAAAATGGTTAAATGACAATAAATTAGATGATACAACCATAGCACCCCTTAAAAAATTGCCCGAATATTCGGAAAAAGATGAGAAAGAATTACGTTCTTTATCGATAAATTTTGAAAATATCGCAGAAAAAAATCAAAAAATTAATGAAAATAATACATATAAGCAGTTATTTTCCCAGATAGATATGAAGTTACTACAAAGTAAACTAGAAGAGCCCAAACCGTATCATAATTTGATTTCTGAATTAGGAAGAAAAGAAGAGAATGCAGCACAGTGGAAAGGTAAGTTAGAGCAATACAAGTATTTAGAAGGAACTTGTCCTACTTGTGAACAACCTGTAGCTGCAGATTTTGTAGAAAGACTTATATTTGATGCGCAAGACCAAGCAGAGACACATACACTACAAGCAAATCGGTTAAAAACTGAGATAGAAACTAAAAGACAAGAGGAGGCACAGTATAAAACCTATATAAGAGCAAAAAGAGAGTTCGAAGATTTACATTCACGAATAGATAATGACCTTCCAACTGAAACTCTTGATGCAGGGGAACTATCAGATAAGATTAATGAACTGAAAACAAGAATTACTGACGCTAAATCGCAGATACAAAAGATAGCAGATGAAAATGAAGAAACAACAAGAAAAAACACAAGGATACAAGTTATCCTCGAACAAACAAAAGAATTTGAAGATGAACTTGAAGGAGTTACGAGCAAGTTATCTGAAATCGAAGAGAAATCGGGGCATATCGAAGTCCTGAAGAAAGCTTTTTCCACGAATGGGTTGATTGCATATAAGATAGAAAATATGGTAAAAGACCTCGAGGATTTAGCCAATGATTATCTAGGAGAGTTGAGCGACGGACGGTTTAGCATCAATTTCGTAGTGACTAATGACAAGTTAAATGTTGAAGTCACAGATAATGGAAAAATAATCGATATTACAGCTTTGAGTAGTGGTGAACTTACTCGAGTTAATACAGCGACTTTAGTAGCAATACGAAAACTGATGAGTAGTATTTCGAAGAGTCGTATAAACGTTTTATTCCTTGACGAGGTCATAAATGTTTTAGACGAACAAGGAAGGGAGAAACTTGTTGAAGTTTTACTTCAAGAAGAAGGATTAAATACATATATCGTTTCTCATGGTTGGACACACCCATTGTTAGAAAAGATAGAAGTGATAAAAGAAGATAATATTAGTAGATTAGAATAATGAAAGAAAAAACAATTAATGATATAATCCAACAAAAAGAAAAAGTATTTCAAGGTAAGATTTGGAATAGGTATTTGAAAGATTTTCAAGAATGGGACGAGCAGAGAGAATGGTACAAGCGTTTACAGTCTTTTTGCAATCGTATGTATCTCGATTATTCAGATGAAACTTCCAGTCCACATGCGACAAGGTTGAGTCAACACGAATACGAAAGAACTTACGAAGATTGGTTGGTTAAAAAATTTTTGGAGACTGAGAATAATGGCACAAGCTAGAAGTGATTATATTGAATTACAACAGGTTCCACGCCCTGTAGGAAACTATATCCTAATAAAGCGTGGAGAAGTAGAGGATTCTACGACTGCTGGCGGGATTATCCTGCCCGACTCCTCGCGGAGACTTGATAATAGTGGCGAGGTTATTGCTTTAGGAGAGCAAAGTAGAATTACGAAAAAAGGGTATAAAGTTCCTTATGAAGTAAAAGTTGGAGACTATGTTTATTTTGAATGGCATAGTGCAACTCGAAAACTGAAAGTAAAAGATGAATTTTATATATTATTAACAGAACAAGAAATACTACTCGTAGAGGAAGAAGATGGTTGACCCAAGAGCAAAAGGAGCTGAAGGAGAAAGGCAAGTAAGAGATTTACTGAGAAAACATACAGAACTAGAGTTTCAAAGAGTACCAATGTCAGGTGCACTTGATTTTATGAAAGGAGATATATTCTTACCGAATATGCACAATAATTATTGTATCGAAGTTAAATTCTATAAAGATAGTCATTTTAGCGATAAGGTACTTACAGCAAAGAAATCAAATGTATTTATACAATGGTGGAATCAAACAATAGAACAAGCAAAGAAAGCAGGAGCAAAACCTGCATTATTCTTTAAATATAATCGTTCTAAGATATTTGTAGCACAGAAAGATAAACCAGAGAATGGACTTGATTATATGTATGTCAGCTTCTTAGGTTGTTACGTTAGCCTTGCACAAGATTGGTTAATTCTTGAAAAACCGAGTTTTACAAATGGCTAAGAATTTTATGGAAATGGGGAGTGAGGCTCCTCGTAATAGAACACTAATAATTGATGCATTAAATCTAGGATTTAGATGGAAGCATCAAGGCAGAACGGATTTTGCTGAGGATTACATGAAAACTGTAGAGTCCTTAGCAAACTCATATAACTGTGGCAGTATAGTTATTGCTGCAGATAAAGGAAGTAGTTCTTATAGAAAAGGTATCTATCCAGACTACAAAGCTGATAGAGAAGAAAGATATAAGGATCAAACAGAGGCAGAAAGACTTGCTTTTGAAAACTTCATAAAAGAAATGGAACGCACAATGGATTTAATGGATAAAAAGTGGTGTGTTCTAAGATTTGACCGTGTAGAAGCTGATGATATAGCAGCCTACGTAGTACAAAATCGAGAACAGTACAATATTGACCATATTTGGTTGATAAGTACAGATAGAGATTGGGATTTATTAATTAGTCCCAATGTTTCTAGATTTTCATACATAAATAGAAAAGAAACAACGTATGAAAACTGGAAGACTACACATAATTACAGTATAGAAGACTATATCACAATAAAGTGTCTAATGGGAGACTCTGGAGATAATATTCCAGGTATACCTCAGATTGGACCAAAGAGAGCGGAAGGATTAGTTAAGGAGTTTGGTAGTGCATTCGATATTTATGATGCAGCACCATTTAGTAGTAAATATAAATATATACAGTCCTTAAACGAACATATTGATAGATTACTAATAAATTATGAACTCATGGACTTACTAGCATATTGCGAAGAAGCCATTGGAGGAGATAATACAGTACAAATCGACAGTACAATGTCGACATATATATAAGGAAAAGAATGGCATTACAAATAGATTATAGCAGGGATAGTTTACTTCCCGACTTCAGTATAAAAACGCTGGAGGATAGATATATGGTAGAAGGAGAAAAGTCACCTCAAGACGCATTTGCTCGAGCAGCACTAACGTTTTCAGATGATGAAGCTATGGCACAGAGAATCTATGATTACGCAAGTAATCTATGGTTTATGTTTGCTACTCCTGTTCTATCAAATGGTGGAACAACTAGAGGATTACCTATTAGTTGTTTCTTAAATTATATACCCGATAGTCGTGGTGGAATTACTGACCACTACACAGAAAATGCTTGGTTATCCTCTGCAGGAGGAGGAATCGGAGGCTATTGGGGAGCATTAAGAAGTGTTGGTTCTAAGACATCTCATGGAAGTGAGAGTACAGGAGTGATACCTTTTATGAAAGTAGTAGACGCTGAGATGTTAGCATTTAGTCAAGGCGTTACAAGGAGAGGCAGTTATGCTGCATATTTGGACATTAGTCACCCAGAGATTGAGGAGTTTCTTGATGTGCGTAAGCCTACAGGCGGCGACATTAACAGAAAATCTATTAATTTGCATCATGCTATTATTATACCTGACGCTTTCATGGAGCTTATAGACAAAGCTACTAGAGAAGAAGGATTTAATGATGATTGGGATTTAATAGACCCTCATAGTGGAGAAGTGAAGAAAACAGTCTCTGCAAAAACATTATGGGTTAAGTTAATTCAAAATAGAGTAGAAACAGGAGAACCTTACATTATGTTTGGTGATGCTGTAAATAGAAAGTTACCAGAGTTTCAAAAACAGTTGGGATTAAAGGTAAATCAAAGTAATCTTTGTTCTGAAATAACTTTACCTACTAATGACGATAGAACAGCAGTATGTTGTCTATCAAGTGTAAACCTAGAAAAGTTTGATGAGTGGGAAAATGATGAAAATTTTATTGCTGATTTAGTAAGATTTTTAGATAATGTATTACAGCATTTTATAGATAATGCGCCTGATTCATTAGCTAAAGCTAAATATAGTGCTTCACAAGAGCGCAGTATTGGATTAGGAGCAATGGGATTCCATGCTTACTTACAGAAAAACAATTTACCATTTGAATCGCCTATGGCAAAGGGTTTTAACCTTCGTGCTTTTAATAATATTAAAAGTAAAGCATTTAAGGCTACCCAACAGTTGGCGGAAGAAAGGGGCGAGTGCCCTGATGGAAAAGGATT